AGATTTGATCCACAAAAACTAGGTCGTGTTAGAGTTAGATGGCTTGGTTATCACTCCGAAGATAAAGCCAAAATCCTAACCAAAGATTTACCGTGGGCCCAGGTTATGCAATCTGTGGGTGGGAATGCTATGGCAGGCATCGGAGAGGCGCCAGTAAATCTAGTAGAAGGAACTTGGGTGTGTGGATTCTTTAGTGATACAGGTTGGATGGATGATGCAGTAGTAATTGGTACACTGCCTGGTATGAATACCACAACAGCGCTTAGTGGTGAAGGTTCTAGGAAGTGGGCTCAGAATCGTGGGGCATATAAAGAATTTCCACAAAGCCAACTCTATGGTGCTGAAGGTGATCAAACTATTCCTGGTTCAGAAGAAAAGTATAGTGATTATGAATTTGGATTTTTTGATCCCACTGTAGACCAAAGTAAGATACCACATCCCCCTAGTGAATTAACTTTTGGAAGTTTATCAGCTTCTGGACTTGTAAAGTATATAGAGTTTGATTACACTAATGAAAAACTTTTTCCAAGAGTTTTAAATTGGTCGCCCGAAACAACACAAGATTTAGCAACAGATCCAGTTCAAGCTGATTTGCCAGAAACAGAAGCAGGAAGTAAAGCTGTTTTATCCGAACAAATTAATGCATTAGAGTGGACTAATCTTCCTGGTGATCCGGCTTTAAAGGAAACAGGTCCCGCATCAACAAGTAGAATTACACACTCTGATTTATTGCACGCTATGTTTAAAACTACTCGCCGAGTAGTTAGTGATGCACGGCTACCAACATCATGGACTAAGATGGGAACAATGATGTGGCCTGATACTATGACATATTCTGCCGATGGATTAGATCAGGAGCCATTTTTCAGAATTGGAGAACTTGAAAAAAATCCAGAATCGGCCGATATAAAATTAATCGTAGGAATCAATAGGTTAAAGGGTGTCGATAGACAGAATTTTATTATAACTACAGGGTTTTTGGAGGATGGTTTCTGGCGTAACACCGATGGAATGCCAACCTATCCTTGGGCTAGAGATAAGGCGGTAAATTCAAATCCGACAGGCGGTACAGGCCAGTTTGGACAATCAACAGAATGGTATCGTGTTACACATCCACGGGTTAAGTATGTAAAGAAAGATGATTTAACTACTACACAAAAAGCTCAAGCTAAATCATTATATGATGCTGGTTTTTATGGTACTGGCATTTATGAAATGAATGATCCAGAACATGGTAGACAAGATATTAAATGGGATGATGTAAAGGGTTCTGATTTAGTTATAGTACAAACGCCTGATATGAACCCATTAGCTATGGGTGGAATTCCTATTACTGGTATTTCAAGTAATATAGTTACAACAAAATCTGGTTTCTTTACTACAGCCGCTACAAGTATGGGGGCTAATACAAAACCAGCAATTGCCGCAGGAGATATTGTACAAGTTGCTGGTGTCCGTGGGATGCAAGAAATTAATGGTAGAGTTTTTAAAGCTATTAGTGCTTCGGGTACTGATTCATTATCGGTTGCATTAGGTAGTGCTGATGGTACTGCATGGACAGGTCCGGGTGATACAGCACTCATTACTACAACTTTTTCTGAATACATTAATGGTGGTGTATTGATTGTAAATCCTCATCCGGTATTACAATATAAATCAGATATCAGAGAAAGACAGATTAACATTGGTTCACCAGATCCAGAAACAGGGCTTACTGCAAAACATTGGAACCAACCTACGAGTGATTTCAATGCACAGTATCCATTTAATCAAGTATACGAATCTGAATCAGGACATATTAAAGAATTTGACGATACTCCTGGGGCAGAACGTATCCATGAGTATCATAGAGCGGGAACATTCTATGAGATTGACCATGCCGGTAATAAGACAGATTACGTTAAGGGAGATCGTTATGATATCTCTATGCATGACGATTATGTTTACGTTAAAGGAAGAGTAGTTCATACCTATGATGATGAAGTTTTAATCCGATGTAATGATAGATTAGACCTTTCTGCAAAATGGAAAATGCAGATTTGGTCTGGTGGTGATTTAGATATACATTCAAAACGTAATATCAATTTGAAATCAGATGGGGACATTAACTTACAGGCTGATGGTCACATCAATATGCAAGGCACCACCCTTACAGCCGATGAAGCTAAATTCAAAGCTGGGACAAGAGGTGTGTACGAAATGTCCAAGATTCGTATGAAGGCTGGACATCTTGAAGCCGAGATGGTGGGAGATGAAGGACATCCAGATTTGATGGGTATAGCTTTACAATCAAATATTGCACCTATACAAATTAAGACTGTACAAACAGGTAAGAGTATTTTTATTTCATCAGCTGAAGATATTGAAATGTTTGCTAATGTAGATTTTTATAGGACTGCATGGACTGGTAAGATGTGGGATTATGCATATACTGATTACAATCTTACATCCGTATCTGGTAATTTAGAAATACTTGCTTCAGGCACAACGAATACTGCGACTGAAGCCGGAGGCGATATTAAGATTACTGGTAAACAACGAGTAGATATTGAGGCCTGTAAAGATGACTTGAATCTTTTAGCTGGATGGAAAGATGTTAATATTAAAGCTACTTGTGTTTCTAATCCAGAAGTGTTAGGTGGTAGAATTAATATGCAAACGGCAGCAAATACTGTGAGTGGTAGTGGTGTGTTTAGTTTAACTTCTGATAGTACTATACAAATTAAATCTACCAATAGTGCAATTAATATAGAGGCTGTTAAGGATAGCGATGGTAATATTAATATTAAGGCAGCCGAAGATATGAAATTAGAAGCAGCTGACCAAGTAGATTTTAAAGCTGGTGGAAGTATGTATGCTCAAGCTGCTGGCGGCACTATGAATATAAAGGCCAGTGGTAATATTAAAGAAACTGGTTCTGCAATTCATTTGAATACTTCTACTCAAGCTGCAGGAGATGCTGCTTCGGCTGGTAGTGCTTCACCTACAGCAGCTGATAGTGCTGCAATTGCCGCAGTAGGTAAGCCTGCTTATATTGCAGAAACTATGACCCTGCTCGTAACTGATATACCCAATCCTATAGCGTCAGATCCTCCATTGATAGATGTAGACTCTCACGGTTTAGCTCTTAATCTGAATAATCTTACTGGAGGTGGTGGTGAGAATATTAGAGATTTACAGGATCTTATAGCTAATATTGATGTAGCCCATACGTTTAAACCATCTGTAGATGTGGGTGCTCAAGTCAACTTGAGTGGAGTACCAACTACTACATCGGCTGGTATCTGGGATGGTTATTCAGATGAGCTCCAGAAAGATCAATACATTTTAGGTAAGAGGGCCTTTTCAAACATTAGACGTTTTCATGGTTGGGTAGAGGACGGAGATGTAGCTTCTTCAAAACAAGTTACTTGGAATTGTACAATAGATAGTACCCGACCTTAGGAGATAAGATATGGCTGATGAATTAATAGCAAGAGGAGATGGAGCAGATACAGTAACAACAAATCATTGTTGTCAAGGAACGACAACTACTGATGAATGCTCAAGTGATGTATTTGCTGCTGGCATTGGAGTAGTAAGAATTGGAGATGATGATACATCCCATCTTTTATGTACTGACCCATGTGGACCGTCGCATACCGTAGCACTATCTAGTGCTTCACCTAGTGTGTATGCGAATGGAATAAAAATAGGATGTGAGACTGATGGATACGGTGGGGAGATAATAACTTCAGTAGCTCAGAGCACAGTATTCGCAATAACATAATTGGAGAAATAATAATGGAGAATTTGAAAGAGGCATTAAAGAAAAGAAAAGTTTGGGGTGGAATCACCCTAGTAGTATTTGGTATAGCGGGATTAAATGGAGTAGATCCGTGGATTGCAGTTTCGGTATTAGCAATCGTTTGGGGTTTGATGGGAATATGTTGGCAACATAGCGGATGGCAACATAAGGTGGAAGAACACCATCACCACCATCATCACAATAATAAAACAACTAAGAAAACAGGAAAGGTGAAAAAGAATTATCAGAGAACATGAAGAAGGCAAAAGGGTTACTTAATACAAGACGAGATGGGGTAAAAAAAAGAACTTCTATTGGTAGGTCAGTAAGATCCCGTCCCAAGAACAAATGCAAAAAGAGAACTTGGAAAAAGTACAGAGGCCAGGGTAAATAACATAAATAGTATATATGGCAACTCCAGCAGAACAAGTTAATCAAGGATTTACAGATGCTCAGGGTGTTAATAATTCACCTAGAGATACTTACATCTATAAAGATTTTAGTTTATTCTTTACGCCTAATCCAGTTACGGGAGATGTAACTATGGTTACGGACGTTCAAGATATTAAACGATCTGTCCGTAATCTGGTGTTGACCAATAGATTTGATAAACCCTTTCATCCGGAGATTGCTTCTCATGTTAGGGATCTTTTGTTTGAGCCGTTTACTCCAATTACACAAACTCTTGTTAGAAATAGAATAGAAACGGTTTTGGAAAATTATGAACCACGAGTTACAGTTACAAGTGTTGATATAGTGGATCCACAATTTCAACATATGGACAATAACAGTTTGAATATTAGCATAAATTTTACACTTAGAAATGATCCTAATATACAATCTGTAGATATTTTATTGGAGAGAATAAGATAATGGCAGGCTTAAATACAAAAGGTAAAATGGAAATTACTGAATTAGATTTTGATAACATCAAATCTAATTTAAAAACATATTTAAAAGGTCAAACAGAGTTTACTGATTTTGATTTTGAAGGTTCTGGTATGTCGGTATTACTAGATACATTGGCTTATAATACACATTATAATGCCTTTATGGCGAACATGGCTGCTAATGAAATGTTCCTTGATACAGCAGTAAAACGTAATAGTGTAACATCTCATGCCAAGGCTTTAGGATATACACCAGTATCAGTAAAGGCGGCTATTGCTTATGTAGATGTAACTGTTAATGATGCAAATACGGCTTCTGTTGTAATGCCTGCTGGTTACGCTTTTAATACTACGATCAGTGGAGTTAATTATCAATTTGTAAATGTTGCATCTAGAACATTACAACCGACATCAGGAGTTTATACTTATTCTAATATTCCAATTTATGAAGGGTCCTGGGTGACTACTAATTACACTGTGAATCTTAATGATTCGGATCAGGAATTTATTTTAAATAATGACAATGTGGATGTATCTACTTTATTGGTACAAATTCAAACCAGTTCAACAGACACTACTCTAACAACTTATACTTTAGCTAATAATTTAGTGGAAGTAAAAAGTACATCTACAGTATATTTTACTCAAGAAACTTTAGATGGTGAATGGGAAGTTTATTTTGGTGATGGTGTTGTGGGTAAGGAACTTATTGATGGTAATATAGTTCAATTATCTTATGTAGTAACTAACGGAACAGCGGCAAATGGTGCTCAGTCTTTTACGGCCGCATCAGCTATAAGTGGGTTTAATAATATTAGTATAGCCCTTCAAACTGCAGCGGCTGGTGGAGCTGTTGCTGAAGGAATTGATACGATTAAATATAATGCACCTTTTAGTTATGCAGCTCAAAATAGAACAGTAACAGCCGCAGATTATAAAGCTATCGTACCTCAACTATATGCTAATGTAAAGGCTATTGCAGTATGGGGTGGTGAGTATAATAGCCCAGCAGTATATGGAAAAGTGTATATCAGTATTTTACCGAAAACTGGTACAGTATTAACGACATCTACAAAGGCATCTATTGTAACTTTACTTCAAGATTATAATGTAGTGAGTGTAACACCTGAAGTGATTGATTTGGAAACCACTAAGGTAGTTCCTACAGTAACTTTTAAATATGATGCTAATGCAACTACTAAAACAACTGAAGCATTAGCCTCTTTGATTACTACGGCTATCACTAGTTATAGTACTGACCAGTTAGAACAGTTTGAAAAGGTGTTTAGATATTCACCATTTACTACTTTGATTGATGAGGTAGATCCGGCTGTATTATCTAACATCACAACAATCAATATGAGTAAAACATTTAAGCCTACGTTGGGTACAGCTTTACAGTATACAGTAAGTTTTTCTAATGCCCTTTATCATCCCTTTACTGGTTATAATCTTCTTACCACAGGTGTAGTTCATGGTGGTATTCTCACTTCAACAGGGTTTACTATAACTGGTGATGCTAATACTTA